CTATTGTCCCAGAAGCCCTGTCTTTTCTTTTGATCCCAAACTGGAGCCGAAGAAAAAGTTGATCACAGCGTATAGCGAAGCCATAACGGCGGAAATGAGCATGCCCAATTGAGTGGACTCCGGCACCGCTTTGTCCGCAATCAAAACCGCCCAGGTGAACAAAGCCGCCAGACCGAAGAAGCCGACAACAATCGTGACGGCCAAGACGGGAACCAAAATGGTCCGGGTTTTGGCGTACATGTCTCTGGCCGACTTCTGGTTTTCCACTTCCAGAGCAAACACATCAATGTCGAGCTGCCTCAAATCACGCTTGACCTGGGCCTCCAATTCTCTGAGCTTCAACAGCAGTTCCGGTGATTGATGTTCCAAAATGTAGTCTGCCACCTCTTCAGGCGACCTTTTCTCCTGATCGCCAAAAAGAGCCGGGGTCAAGATCGCGGCGACTGTGGCACCGGCGGGTCCGAAAAGACCGGTGGCAATAGTCGGAAAGGCCGTCTTTCCGATAGCCTTAAACCGTTCTTTCCAATTCATCTCTTGAAGCTCCATTTGTCATACGTCTTACGCGCGCCCCGCTTCTGCTTACCGTTCCGAGCCTCTTCCAAATAGTCTAAGCCGGCCATGTCATAACCAAGCCACTCGGCAACCACGAGGCCGCCATAGACATAGTCCGCATAGCCGGAATACTGATCTCGAGTTTCCCAATAGGAGTCCTCAGGCCACTTGTCGATCGGTGTCTTGAAACGGTCTGGATAGGTGGCTTTATAGATCGGGAATAGCTCCGACCAATTCTGTGCCCGGCCAAAATCCATTTTCCGATTGTCGACATTGTAGAACGAGGGAACACGACGGTCCCAACCGTTATCTTTTGTTCTCTCATTCATGGACACCAACAGCCATTCAAACCAAGGCCGGAACTGCTCATAACCTGCACGCACGCCAAGCCCCCAAACGCTCACGTTAAAATCCTGCATCCACATGACCGTCAACCAACCGGAATTGGACCACATAATATTGAAGCGCTGTCGTTGAATAGCTTTCGTATCGCTGCCGGAATCATTCATGATCGCATTCAACTCAATCAAAATATCGGCCAACAACTTATCGTAATAGGACTTCGGCAATAGCCAATTCGGCGCATCGTCCGGTGTCAAATAGTGAGCATGCAGAATGTCTCTGTATCCCCAAGCAAACCCCCGCATCTGGCCTTTGAAAATCGCCAACCGCTGACCGGCGTCATTGCTGGTTCTTTCAAAATTCGAAGCCAGAATGTGCCGAAGAGTCGAATACTGAAGCTCTTCCAGCCAAAAGGGGTCCTCGGTAAGAAGAAACGGTATAAAAAATAGGCTGGGGTGATGAGCCGTATCGTGAGAGACAAAGGATGGGTAGGCTTTTCTGTCAGCCCCTCCCATGGCAATATGATTTGGGTTACCTCGGGTGTTCCAATGAAAATTGTGGTTTTGATAAGCCGGCTTGGTGATGTCAATCATCTCACCAGACGGTAATCGGAAATGGTGAACCGGCACCGCAGAATAATCCGCCGCCAGAGCGATCAAGTTTTCCTCATCCATCGCACCGCCAAGCAAACAAGAGGCGGACCAACCCGTGACCACACCAATGTCGTGGCGCTCACCCCCATTTCCCATACCCCGCTCGAACTCCGGCATAGTAAAAGGTCCGGAATAAACAGGCTTCTTGCCCGGGTCATGCCCTAATCTCGCCTTTTCGAGCTGCGGCAAAAAGGGATGGTCCTTAATGTCGTCGCAGGTCTTGAGAATCGGCCTTTCCTCGGACTGCCATCGCCAGCGTCCCCCCCAAAAATGAAAAGGAACCTTCTGCGAGGCAATTTCTTTGCCGTTTTGGCTCAAACGAAACGTATACTCACCTGCGGTGAAAGGGGCAGACATATCACTCGTCACATGTCCCAACTCGACAACCACTTCGACCCGGTCACTGGTCGTGTCCGGGCGAAAAGAGACATGCCAAAACCCGTTCGATGCCCGACAATTCCTTTGGGTGAAATTGGAGCCGACCCAATCCTCAAAACATTTGGCTTGGTCTTGGCTGAAGTTCAGCTGCTCACCGTCTTTGAACGACAGCGTGACCGCTAAACCTTGCGTCGCTTCTTCCGAACCTCCAGCAGAACCCGTATGATTTGAAGCAATCCGAAACTCCATCTCTTCGCGCAAAGCACGGGATCGTTCCTCAAGCTCGCGAGCCTGCCTGCCAATCTCTCTCGAATCCGACTCCATCCACGTGAGAATTTGCCGCACTTGTTTATCGGAGAGACGATCAACGCCAGCATCGCCCGCTTCGTCAGCAAACGTGACAGACGATATGATCAGCGCAATCATAAATGCGGAAATCACTCCAACGGCAATTTGAAAAATGAATGCGTGCTTCGTCATATTCAGGCTCATTTCTAGGGTTACTGTTGGCATCGCCAGTGGTCTATCGTTTAGGCCAGCTTAACTTTGAAGGGTCGAAACTTCAATTGAGAGGGTATTCAAATCTTACAGCCATTTATGAAGCAATCGCGGTCAACAGGCCGTTAACCAAACCGCTTAGTGACTTTGAATTCATCCTCTTTGCGGCGGCTCATCCGTATATCCGTACGGCACCAAATATTTGCGTGGCCAACGGCCATTTTCGATAGTCTCACATAGATCAGCAATGGTCATGCCTTCAAAAATGAGCCTTGCTTGCCGTTTAGGCCTGAGGAGTCTTCTAAGCCAGAAGCGAAACAGATCCCACAGACAGACTCCGTCATGAGCGATCAAAGTCAATTCATATTTATCCCAATCGTGTATGGCCGGGTCTTGAATATTGAAGTATTTGCAAATGTCTTCAATCATGTAGTCGACATCTTCGGAATCGATTTCGAAACCGTCGCTCAAGAGACGATGCGGCACGATCCAGTCGTCAGCAACATCCAATTTGTCGCGAATGATCCTCACGAGCATGTCATATGTCTCTTGAGTATACACAATCGCATTACTCTGATTGAAACGGGCGCTTGCAGTCCGCTGTGCAACGGGCAATTTGCGCGACGTCATTGGCTAAAAGCCCCCAACCGACATAAGGAGTGGCTCGACCAACGAACTTCCCTGCATATCGTGTCATTGGAAACTTTGCAGCCAAAGTCCTCCCATATCTGAGCGTCGTGTCGGTCGGAGCCGGCAGCTTGAGACCAAATGGAAGCTTACGTTCACCCAGAAACTGACGCGCCGCATGGGATACATAAGACGTTTTCTCGCTCGCCTTGCCCAATGGTCCTTTTTCTTTCTCCAACCGAGGCTGTCCAGCGCGAACTGCAGCTGCCCCAGCAATTGTCCCAAGACCCAATTGTCTGGCCGTACAGCCCGCCATGCACCTTGATATATGAGGAGTCCTTCTTTCTGGGGTCGGCGGCAAGGGGAATTCTTGGTGACCTGACAAAAGAGAGTATCGACGTCGATTGGCGCCACGCCGCTGCAGTTCCTGCGCTAACAACTCACGTCTATTGTCGGCGTCATAGATCGGGCCTCCCTGTGTTTGGGCCATATCGAATTCACCTTATGCGTGTCTATCGACAAACATCGCCGGAAAATACGGCATCAGTATGACATGAACAAATGGCATTTCTTGCCCCATAAAAGCTAAGCTCTTCGGCCTGTGCCCTTACCGCCTAACGACTTTTAGCGACACAGATGTTCCCACGCCGTCTTTCAAATAGGCTTCCAGTGCGGCGGCGGATTTAATGATCTCGTCCATCTTGGTATTGGGCAGAGCCTGCACCACTTGGACCCAGGCCCAGCAGCGCCGCCCCTCCGCCGGCTCTTCTAAAGTGAGATAGTCCGGACACGCCCAATCCTCCGGATCAGAGTCGTCAGAGCCCGAGATCATGGAGACTCGCATAAGGGCAATGTGGCTTGCCCTTGGGATCTAGATCACAGTGCCGCACAACTTCCGCATCCGGATATCTCGATTTCAATTCACCAATAAGCGCCTTCAATGCGGTCTTCTGAGACAATGTGTAATTGGCCTCAGGTTGATCATTGTGCTCTCCAAGCCCGCCGATCAAACAAATGCCTTCAGAGTTTTGATTGTAGCCTTTCACATGGGCCCCGGCTGTTCCGCTATTGCGCCCTTTCTCGATCCGACCATTGCGCCGGATCACCCAATGATAGCCGATCCCCTTCCAGCCTCGAGCCTTGTGCCAAGCATCGATGGTTTCGACGCCGATATCGCTTTCCTTGCGGGTTGCCGAATGATGAATCACGATATACTCAGTTTTACGCCTCATGGGCTGTTGCTTTTGATACTGTTCCACAGGACAGCGAGTACCCCGCCTGTGAAAATCGTGAACACCGTAATGATCACGCGGCTGCCCACTTGTTCTGACAGCTTTCGGTATTTTCCCGCCCAATTGATGGTCTCACGAAACTCCTTCATCGACTCCACGTCCGTGATATCCACATCGAAATGCTGAAACAATTCCGCAACGGTTTGGTGCGCCGCCATTTGGGCTGCCTCCGTCGCGATCTTTTGGGCCTCTTCCGGCGTCATGCATATCTCCAATAAAAAAGGCCCCGGAGGGGCCTGATGTCATAGAAAAGACTTCAAGTGTTTCCGATATTGCGCCCTGGTGAGATCCGGTCGTGACTGTCTGGCCAACTCAAACAATGCATTGAAAACAATGATCTTGAAGGGATCACCACCTTCTCCGGGAATAGCTCTTTCAAAGTTTTGGTCTTTGGTCGGCGTGTGAATCCCGGCCTGCAGAATCCATTCACCATTGATATAGTAGTACTCGTCTTCGTCCGACTGCGCGGATTTGGGAACCAAGCCTTCAATAAATGTATGGGTCTCTTCAAGCTTAGGCTTGTCCGACCGCAGCCCGTAATAAGCCACACGCCCATTGGGCCCTATAAAACATCCTCTCATGATTGGTCATCCTCTCAAATTCGAACTGCCGCTTCATTTGCAACAAACTACTTTCTGTGCCATCTGTTCGGAACCCGCCTTTATCGGAAGACAAATCTGACTATGTCTGCTGCCCCAAAAAGCCCGCGACTATTGCTAGCAAAAAGAAGGATTTCGGATTTTTCCACAGTCCTGAGCGCCTATGCACAGGCAGGTATCAACCTTGGCAGCTGCATTGATGGAGGGGCAGGCTTCGGCCATACGGCACTCAAAATGTGCTCATATCTCAACGAGAATGAGAAGGTCCTCGCGTTTGAACCTTTCCCCGGCAATCACCGCTTTTTTGAAAAACCAGAGTTTTTGAAGGCCGCTAACGGTCAAGTCGAGCTCGTAAAAAAAGCAATTTCCAATGAAAAAGGTCAGTTCACACTTGCCGTTTCAAGCATAGTCGAAGAAGGCAGCCGCTGGGGCGCGACGGGAAAAAGTGGGTACTCATCGGCGGGTCGCCTAGACGATCGCGCACCGCAAGGACAACATGACTGCTTAGTAGAATGCGTAAGGCTTGAAGATGAGATTCCTCAGGATACGAAGATAGGCTTCATCAAACTTGATTTACAAGGCGGTGAGCTAAACGCCTTAAAGGGTCTGGGGTCTAGACTTGCTGACATTCCCCTTATGTGGATCGAATTCATGGGGCAAGCCGATCTCTACAAGTACCTAACTCAAAAAGGTTTCATCCTCTTTGACTCCAGCTATCTGTTTTTTGGCGAACCTAATGATGCAACGCGACACTATTTCCAGACAGAAAACTTAAAGGCCAATCTCTCCATAGATCAGAAATCCTGGACCGGATTCCGAAGAGACCATTGGGGCGACTATCTGGCCAACTTTCGGGCCATGAAGACACTGTTTGGGCTCGTGCAAACCGACTTGCTTTGCATAAACAGGAATTTTCTCGAAGAATTCCATGCAGCGCGGCCTTTCATAAAAAAAGCCCCGAGAGGCGCCTGAAGTCACAGAATGGATTTCATGTGTTTTCAACATTACGACCGGGTCATATCTCGTCGGTGTTGCAGCATTGGCCGCTCGTGGTCATAAAGAAAAACCGGCCACAACGAGCCGGTCTTGAATTTAATTTGCCTACCGTACTCTAGATTCCAGTAGAAGTAATTTGAGCGTAACGTCTTTTGGCCACACTGCTTTCCAGTCAAGAACTGTGTACTTCCAATCGTCAAGCTCTTCAGGTGGTTTGAACTGCGGCGGCAAAGCGAATATTCCCAATGCGTCCGGCGCCATAAGCTTCTCTAGATCATTCAAGAAGTGTTCAATGCTCCAGTGAAAGCCGATTGAGCAGAAGCTATACAATGGATCGTATTTTTTATTGATAGCATTCATCGGAACATCCGCAGAATTGATAATTTCAACGTTCGTGATCTTGTTGTATTCAAGAATAGCCGTCAGCACACCAATGTTCCCACAAAACGAGTCATAAAAGCGAGGCCCCATGACCGTGCACTTTGTTTCCGTGCCTTCGCCCTCGTACGCATCTATTTTACTTTCAGACCAACCCAGTTTTTTTGAAAAGAAAACCACAGATCTCCCCATACCCGGCCCGACTTCCAAAATACGTTGTGGTTTTGTCATCCCCTTTAAGACAGACTCTAACGCTTCATATTCTCCCCAACACGCCCCATTTTGATCAACCTCCCACTTTTCACGGGATGCTTAATCGGGTTTTAGATCAAACTGAGGTGATATCAGTTTAATAGCTGCGACTATTTCCGGCGTTAAAGGCGGTTCCTTAAAGACATGTTCTTTTTGAGCTAGTCGATTATCCAACTCATCAAAAGAAGGACGCGGCGAAAACTTGCGCTTAATGCGCTCAAGAACTCCCAAAATTACACCCCAATTTGACACTTTGCCTAAAATTAAACCGCCTTAACGCCGGTTGCGAGTGGGGTCAACCACGAGACACGTCACAGTAGAGTCTTCAAGTGTTTGCGGTACTGAGCTTTTGTAAGTGTGGGGTTAGACTGTTTTGCCAACTCAAATATGGCTCTTAGTGCTATTCTTCCAAAGGGGCTTTGGTTTTCCTCTTTTAGAGCATCTGCCATGACGACTTGAGGGTCTGGTTTGTTGATATCCTTCTGCAAGACCCATTCACCGTTGATCCAATAGTATTCATCGTACATCTCGAAAGCTGTTGCGGGAGCCAAACCTTCAATGAACGTGTTTTCTTTCTCCAATAGCGCTCCATCCGCCCGCTCTCCATAAAAAAGCACTTTGCCCTCTGGGCTTACAAAAGACCCCCTCATGTGCCCATTCCTCTTGTTACCATCTCAAATCCATACGCATTCAGATAAAACGTTGTCGTACCCGCCCCTTCAAGCATTCGATATTGAACCTGGCTGCTGCCGTCCACCTGAAAGTTCAGTACACCGAAGACCCGCAATATATTGCCACCACCAGATAGCAACATGCCCGCAATTTGATCCGCCGCTACGCTTGTGTCTGGCGACGTGGTGTCCCCTCTAGCAAAGAATAAATACTGCCCCGTACTGTTATGAGATGTATTGTTTATGGCCACTTGAAAATGCCCAATACAGTTTGGGGGCGTCAATGTTGTGCCGGTTTCCCAGGCTGAGTCCGTTATTGTGCTATCCGTAATAAAGTTGATTGGCGTGTCTGCCGTATAAGAAAACACAATTCCCGCATGTTTAAAGGCGAGAATGTTGGATGACGAATCCGTTGTTACCGCCCCTATCAATTGGGCACGATCGTAATTCGTGGGGAGTGTCAGGCCGGCCTTAGTAAAGGATGTAGAGAATAGAACATCGACTACCCGCGTATCTGAACGCATTACCAGCCAAACCGCATAGAGCGTATCGGCTGCAACGGTCCCGGTATCTAGCCCGCCCTGATCGTCTCCCTCGGCCCAGGTAGTATCTATTTGCTTTGTTATTTCTGAGGTCAAGTGCAAGACATCAACACCAGTGGTATCAACACAGAAGCCCGCTGTGATGTTCACATCGTGGTCCGTGTCCGTATCGTTCGATAAAACAAGGCCCACCACATGCTCTCGCATAGGAAGAGTTGGAAGGTCTGGCGATCTTAGAACTTCATGCCAGTCAGTTCCGTCATAACGCAGCATCACCCACTTTTCGAGTGTGTCCAACGTCACGTCATCATTCCACGCAGTGTTGACATTGCCGGAGCCGTGCTTGACCACGACGCTCCGCGCCGCATTGTTGGCGCGCAGCATAACAATCTGATCGGAAGTATAGTTGGTTGCCGTGATCGTGACCAAGTCATCCGACGCCGCATCGGATTCCGTGTCGATGGTCAACTGAGCTTGGCCGGCGGGCGTTACGGCGCCGGAGGCAATCGTATATTCAGTCAGGCCGCCCATGGCGGGGCCAATCGCTTTGTTGACATCTTGGCGACGCGCGGCGTGAGCCGAGGCCGTCGGCGCTCCCAGATTGGTGATCAATTGACCGTTCCAATTGATACTCCCGCTGGGACTGTTCGACCCGTCACGAAGCAGCAAGGCTTCGAGCCCGCCTTTAATATCCGTAAATTGTTCGTCGACGTCGTCGGCGTCGATATACTCCGCGCCGGGATTGGCATCACGGAAGGCGGAGAAATCATGTAAAAGCGTAAATGTCGCACCGGACCAACCCATATCTATTCCTCCCTCTTCGTTGTTTTGTTTGCGCGTCGTCTGTCCAACAAAGAAAACAAAGCGGGCGCGACGATATTGCCAAGATTATGGGCAAGATTGTTGCCATAGATATGATTACCGGCCGAGACATCACGCCCCCAAGACATTTGGGATTGCCAAGCTTTTCGTCTATTCTTCCCACGTTCTTGGGCTTCCTGCTCGCGTCGAAACAGCATCGCATCCGCAAGCTCATCCGGGTAACCCTCTTCGGACATGGGACCCGGCTCCAGTGGGAGATTTCCAACAACTTCGAAGCCGGTTTCGTGGACCCTTTGGGGAAGGGACTCCTTCATCCCTCCGCTGGGCACCATGTAAAACTTGTTAAGGGGCCGCACATGTCCTTGTTTGGCGCTCGAAGTCTCATACTGCCGTGGCATGACTGTTCCTCCCATCTTTTTGAGTGTCGTGCAGACGATTCACCTCTTCGGCTAGTTCTTTGATGGCTTGCAGACAGACGCCAACCGCATCGATCACTGAGATGGTACTACCATCGCCAAACCCAAAAGTGTTCTGCCAATCCTCCGCATAAGGACCGATATGACGCTCCGTCCCGAGTTTCATTTCCGCCCTGTAGCGCCAGGAGCGCACGGGCAACCGCTTGACCCCATCCAAAATCCGCTCCGGCGGTGCATCATCGTCCTTGAACGCGCGGCTCGACATCATAAATGCGCTGGCAAGTCCCATGATGCCTTGCATGGTGGCAGCCGAATTTTGCTGCCGGGCATTATAGGCATTCATATCCGCCTGGTATTTTTGATTGATGGCTCCCTGCAGATCCGGAGGCGCTACATTGGGCGCCGCGACGCCGGCATAATTGGGCATGGGCAAAGCAGGAGACCCGCTGAGCAACGCCGCCACTTCGTTCGCATCTTGCGTCCGCTCCAAGAGTCGCTCTTGAACGGCCCGATCGCGCGTATTGGAGTCCAAGCCGAACAAACGCGATTGCTCCGCCCCGCCCTGGCGGACCGCATCGGCGGCCACATTCTGCAACACCCGGTCTTGGCTGTCTTTAAACTGACGATAGGCGTTGTTATAGGCACCACTCCCCACCGGCAGACCGCGATTGGCCATGCTTTGTTGAAAGCGGTCGCTCTCCAAGTCCATATCCGGACGCAAGAGATTCCGCGACCTGTTATAAAGGTCTTGTTCAATGCGCCGGCGGTCAAGCCTATAGTTGTTTCGTTTTGGCGCCACAGGCAGTCCGCGCAAAGTAAAAGGGCTATTCGGCACGGTCTTTGTCCGCTGATTTGCCTTCCAAGCCATGCGGTTGGCGATTTCCGTTTGCCGGTTGTAGAGACGCTGTTGCGCCGGCGACAAGGTGATCACCTGCGCGCGCGGCACCTGCTGACCGTAGTTCTTATCGAACTCGCGTTTGAAGGTGGTGGATCCCCAAGGGGCATATTGATCAATCGCCGATAAATCCAAGGTCGCCACCGCTGAGTCTTTGTTGGCTTGGGCCTGAGCCGCCGCTGTTCTATAGGGATCGGGCGCTGGAGGCGGACTGGAACTTTTCTTACCCATTCATCTTTCTCCTTGGGTCTTGTAGGTCAGTTCTGCGTATTTCAACCATTTGCAGTCTTCCTTCAGCATTTCATAAATGATGGCATCTCGCCGCCCGTCCCAACCGCGGGTCAGCTTTCCCACATAGCGAAAGCCCAAACGTTCATCAAAGGCCCGGGCCCTTTTGTTGTTCTTGGCGGTGATGGTGGTGAGCCGCGAGCAGCCCAACTGATGGAATGGATAAGCGAGAATCAATCCGAGAATGCGCCGCGTCGCCCAACGGGCATCTTGAAAAGCACCATGCAAGCGAATGTCATTGCCGTATGTCATAACGCGATAATCCGAAAAGACGGCACCGCCCAAGAGCTTCGTCCCATTCACCACACCGATCGCCGTGGCATCCGGGGCAAACTGCTCGTCATCACCGATCAAGGAAGAGACAAATGTTTTGACCAGAGCGTCTTGATGGAGAAGCAACTGAATCACGTTAAGTCTCCTCACTCAGTAATCTTGACAATCGTGACGTGCAGCAAGCCTTCAAGAGGATCACCAAAAAGGGAAAGATTGCTTTTTGAACAGGCGCGTTACTCGTCGCCGTTGCATGGAAAATCGATTTCTAATAGCCTAGCTTAACAATTCACGTTGGTCTGAAATGTGATCCGGGGGCAGTTATGAGGGTAAATGCAAGCGTTCCTAATTTTGCAGCGGCGATATGCTTCGTCGTCGGCAGTTTTTTTGCCACCGCCGCATCCTCAGCAGTGACATACACATATACCGGACCGAACTTTGACACCGTTTCCGGGATTTACACCACGTCCGACAATGTGACTGTCATCCTTGAGTTTGATGATCCGCTACCGGTCAATTTGTCCGGCGTCTTTTCAGGCGGCACCGAGAGCGTCATTGGTTTTGCCGGGTTCAGTTTTGTCGCCTCAGACGGACAGCAGTCCATAGACAGTTCAACGGCAACTTCCCAGGAGATGCTTTTATCAACGAATGGTGCCGGAGAAATCGATTTTTGGAGAATCCGAGTTGAAAACGCCAGTTCATTTGAAATTGGAACGTTTAATGTTTCGGACTTCAATCTCTGTTTTGGCTTTGATTCGGGTCGACAATCCGACAACAACGAAGGTATGGTTGGTAGCATTTTTAGCGGCAATTGCGACTCGCGGGCGGGTGCATGGATCTTTGCTCAAAGCGATGCCGTACCCGAACCAAGTAATATGCTGTTGATCAGTATAGGAATGATCGGGATTTGGGCGGCACGAAGGCGTCTGCTCATTCCAGATAGCCGGCTTGCATAAAACATAGCAACTGAATCACATCAGGCCCCCGGGCAGGTAAATGTAAGTTGTCGACTTCCATTCCACTTGATCGGCGGGCGAGGTAGCGCGAATACGCAAGCTTGCCGCATAGCCCATACCGGTGACACTTTGCCAAGATTTGGTGATGTTCCGTCCGCCGCCCCATTTGGCGCCGGTGGCCGTTTCCTTATCACCCCATTTGCCGCCAGTGGCGCTTTCCTTGTCACCCCATTTGCCTGAATCGACGGCGTCGATCAGTGTCGCTTTACCGGAAATGAGCGGTCGATCAAAATCCACCCCCAATCCCAAATCCACAAAAGGCGTGACAACGCCTGACAAGGTCGGACGCACATTGGTAAAGAGTTTCACCCGTTCACGCGATCCCAAATAGGTCCAAGCCTGCTGGCCGTCGGCAGTGATCGCTGCACCGTCATCGCTTAATCCGCTATCGGCCAAATAGACCTTGCCGTCATTGCCGCCGAAATAAATGTCTCCGCCGAATGTACTCCAGCACCGTGCCGGATAATCAAACCGTGTCCAGGCGCCGGTGTCGAAATTCATGACATATTGCTCGATCGTATTGCTGCTGATCGGCACGTTGATGATCAACATGTCCCCTTTGAAGTAAGGCTGAATCGCCCAGAACGCATTGGCGCCATATTGGCGCACTGCAGTGGAGGCCGCGCCGACGATTTTGTCGGACAGGGCGAGACCCTGATCTTTTGAACGGCCGAAAGGCAAGACACGGGTCAAAGGCAAAAAGCCGTCTTTGGTGATGACAATGACATCGGAACCGATTTTGACAGCCATGCGATCCACCGGCTCGCCGATTTGAAAAACACCAACCAACGACCAATCATTGGCATCGCCGGGATTCGACCCCGCGTAAATCATCACATCGCCCGACGACATGACAAAGACCGCTAAATCATCCACACCATCGCCGCCGTCCTGGGTGATGGATGAAAAGGCTGCCAAGTGCCCGCCCTTAGACCCGATTTGGCTAAGGTCAAAGTAATTGGCTGTGCCGCCGTTGATTTCCCCCACCCCGCCGTAGAAAAACCCGGTAGCGCCGCGCGCCATAAAATAAAGGCGCGACTTAATGGTCATCACATCGCGAAAGTCGGAAAGCGTGACCCCGGCCGGCCCACCGGCCGCGCTCCATGACCCGGTCCGGTCGCTGAATGTGTTGCCGTCATACGTGAAAATACCGTTGGCCCCATTCACCAATGCACTAAGGCCGTTATATTCCGTGCCCCGCCAATCATTGCCGGTGATGCTGACTGCGGCGGCCACATCGCTTGGCGTAGTGGGATCGCTGGAGACGTCGAAGAGTTTGTTGTTCACGCCCGCAAGCAAAATGGAAGAGGTTGCGCCATGATGTTCGTGAAGCGCTTCAATAGTTTGGCCCGTCTCACCTGTATCCGCATAAGGCGCATAGCCTTTGCGCATGACTACATCATGGGTGCGCGGGAACCAGTTTTTGAGGTCGACGGCATCCATCGCCTGCATTTGATCCAGCGAGTCCCGGTCGTTCCAGCCGCCCACAGGCGGCGGCAGCGTTGCCACTTGGGCCCGGCCAAACCGTTCGGAAGCCGGGTTGATTAATCCACGTGCAAACATCTACAAAGTCCAGGAACTGTCCGGCACATTGGGGTCGACCAGATCGTTTGGTCTTGCGCCCGCCAGGTTCAGCTTCGCCTTGGGGGTTTCCTGACCGAACCGTTTGGCGGCGTGCAAGTTAAAACGCTGCTGGTCCTCTGCATAAGGAAAGCCGTGCTGCTGCTTCCAGCGATAAATTAAACCGAGGGTCAGCAAGTGTTCATCCAAGACGCCCACATCCGTGTCCGCGGCAAAAGCCGGCTTACCCGTGCCGCCGGCACTTTGACACCAGTGTTTTGAAATATATTCAAAGGCGATGTCTTCGCCCGCGGCCGGCGTCGGCGTCAAAAACAATTTGCCTTCGCGCAAATAGATCGTGTCGAACACCGTTTGGTTGATCACCGCACGATCCCATTGCCAAATCTGCGCCGTCACCGGTCCGAAGATCTTGCGCCGGGTGGTCCGATTGAAAAAAGTCTCCGGCAAAAAACGATCAAGATCCGCCCAGGCCGTGGCGACCGTCGCCTGCTCCGCCGCCGCCAATGTTGTCAAACTGCCCTCTTTGCGCAACACCGCCCAGGGTGTGTCGCGCATGAGTTCCAGCCCCAGCACGTTCAGCGTGCTCAACATTTCTTGAGTCGCCTGATTGCCATTGTTGATCACCGTCGCCGGTTGCGGCAGGGAACATAAATTACTGGCGGTTTGGACAATCGATAAAAGACTCAATGGTCGGTGTCCTTTTTGCTTTTGGTCCGGCGGCTTCGCTTGGGCACCGCCGGTCCCAAATCAGACATAGATTCGCCCTTACCGCCCTCTGGGGTTTCATCGCCCGGGTCTTGAGAAAGTTGCGCCTGCAGCGTCTTATTTTCGGACCGCAATCGTTTGAGCTCCGCCTCCGCTGCTGCGGCCTCATCGGCATGATGCTGAATTTGTGCGATTTGATTCTGCAACAGAGAGATTTGGTCCTGCTGCTGCTCCAATTGCACCGCATATTTTTGGGCCGCGGCGCCGTCTTGCTGCACCTCCAAAAAGGCTTGCGCTTCGGCGCGCAGCTCCCGGGCGCCCATGCCCAGATTCTGCAACAGCCCGTCAGGCACACCGGCCAAATCCTCAACCGTACGGATCTTAAAAAACTTCAGCTCTTCAATGCGGCTGCCGGGCAAACGCCCCCATTGCTCCAAAGGCGTGCCGATGGGCGCCGCCTCTTGTGCACCGGTAAAGGCTTGATAATGGTCGGGCCAGCGGTGGCGATGGAGATCCGTTACTTTTTGTACCGGCTCCGATTTGATATCGCCCGGAATCTGAATCCGCACCATCTCCACATCTTTGAAAATGGGCCGGCCCGCTTCCGCCGTCGCCGCTTTGTCTTCCACACTCTCCATAAAGAAAATGGGCCGAACCCGGCCCATCTCTTCGCCCTCAAATTGGCGGATAAAATCTCCATTGCGCATGCAAACTCGGCCTCCTCTTTGACTTTGAACTTAAGTAATAAAAAACCCCGCGTGGCGGGGGTTGATCTGAGAACATTAGCTCTAAATCTACATACTCAGAATAAGCTCTCGCAATGGTCCATCATGTAAATAACTCCAACCGAGCTCAACGCGGCGATGCCAGCCGGGACCGAATAACAATTTCGGCCCCCAAAAGAACGCCGAGTGTGGCGTAGCATTGAGATGGTTATTTGTCGTTGTCCGTAAATCCTGACATTACCCAAGGCATGAAAGCACCAATAAGATTGATCGAAATGAAAATAATGACCGAAAAGATAAGGATCGGAGCAATGATGTTGAGATCAGTCAGCGCCAAAAATGCGTTGGAGCCGTAAGAGATGAAATGAGTCAAGAAACCACATGCAACCCATAGCAGGCTCCCGACAATAGAAATGCGAAAAAACCCTTTACGCCAATTCATAGATGTCTCTTCCTTGCGCAACTTGAATCGCAAAGTCCGGATTTTTGCGCTGGCGATAAAAAATAGCAAGAAAAAATGATGCAACCTGAGATATATGCCTGACGAACCTCAAGGAAGCGGGTCAAACGGTATAATCTCTCCGTTATGCAACACCATATATCCGTTTGGGATTCCAAGCTTGTGTAGCTGACGGCGATAATCATCACCAACTTGATAATCTTTATAGTCTGTTCCCGGATTAAACTCTTCACCGACAATCCAAGCACTGGTGTTATTGGGAACTACCGGATCAACCGGCAGCCATGGGTTATCTGTAAACGGCAGACCATGCCGATATCGCTCAGAACCATCTTTGGCTTGCTCCGTTTGAACGTAGATTTGATAAGCGCTAGTAGGATCTCCACCAAGAAGGCGGTTGAGGGTTGACCCATGATGAGATTTCTCAAAATCCCTCAAGGCCGCAACGGCGGCATTTAGTACATCAGACTGATCCTCAAAATTCTGCCAGGTCGTTGGTTCCCGGTCGGCCATTGCGAACTCCGGATAGACGGGATGCGTGGTCATGCCCGATTCCGTCTCACTCGCCACATCAGTGTCATTGTGATGAGAAACTGGCTGACGATACCGCTGGCGTCCTTCTTCTTCCAAAAGTTCTGCCAAAATCTGATTCTTTGCTGAGATGGGTTTTGACATCTTTGGTTCCTACAAAGTGATTGCAACCGAGGTGGACGACAGGTTCCATAAGATCTGCCACATTCGGTTAGCAACGTGCCCTCTCTTATCCACAGTTTCGCGATTGACGTGAGCGGAAAGCGCTCGGGACACCCTAAGAGGGAAAAGTATGGAACCCGGCTCTTGCAGCACGGGAAAACCGCCAAAAAAACGTTCGCTGAGTGACATCCAATGTCCGGTTTTGCAACACTCTTGACACAATCGGGTTATAAACAAAGAATCTCATATAGTTGGGGACAGTAGCGTGAAGCGTATATTGAGTTTCATATTCGCCCTCGTTCTGATGATGGGACCTGCCCAAGCAGGCATCATGTATGACGAGTTGCTCGGCGCACCGAGCACTGCGCGCGAAGCGTCCCTGCCCGGCCCGACTCAGAGCACCGTGGTTCAAGGTAAGGCGGAAACCATTCCCGAACCTGCCGCCTTCGGATTCATTCTTTTGGGTCTAATCGCTATGTTGTTCATCGCCGGCGGCGGCGGCCGTGTGAACAGCGTCAGAGTGCACACTCCCGCGCGCCAATCGTCTCGCGTTCCACAAGGGCTGAAAGCCAATCGCGGCATGTAAGCAACGCCACTGCCGGTGGTCGGCCTAGTCGGCTTGCCCGTCACAGGTCGGCGGCATAGGGCCTTGCGGACGTTTTAATGCGTGACCGCCAAGTCTTCCTGCTCAACCAGAAAGCCGGACTGCCTCTCACTTGTGGGGGAGGGTTAGAATATCTTTACACAGAGCGTCTTAGCTATTCCACAACAAAGGGTCATGTTAAAAGTCCCCCTCATTCAACTCTGCCGGATCATTCACAGGATTAACGCTAGGTATCCTCCTCTCGACAGGGGAGAAGGATACGTGCCGTTCGCCTGTGATGCGAAAACCTAACGGCAAACACAATTCTTAACGCGGCGGTGCGGCGCAAACTACACCTTTCAAGGTTAACCGCAGCCTGTTTGGCTTTGCCTGATCGCCCGCCTTCGCGTACCATCCTCGGCATAAACCTTCGCGCCGGGGAGCGATGCGATGAAAACGCTTTTTCTAAAATCCGCGACGATCATGAATGTGCTGCTGCTCTGCCTTGCGGCAAATGTCGCGCAAGCCGAGCCCATGATGGGCATCCTGAATCAGGAGACGGTCAACGTCACCGAAAATGTCAACGACGTGACCGTAATCGGCAATATCGGTCCGCTCAGCACCACGTTGTCGGCGGACACGCTGGACCAGGACGTGTTGTTGCAATTCGTTCTCGACGATCTCGGCCTAACCGTCGGCGACGTGCTCGGCCTCACTACTGATCTGGTCTTCGACATGCAGACGAGCGTGCTCGATACGGTTGTAATTGTTACCGAGGAACCCGGCACTATCTTCATTGGCGACTTAAGTGACCCAACAAACATCATTGTCGTGACAGGCCAGGTGAATGTGATCACCACGAACACGACAACCATTACCGACTTTTACACCTTCACGGTGACCGGCGATCTGGTGCAGCCGCCACCCGTTGCAGTCTCCGGGCCGCCCGCCCTGGCGCTGCTCGCCTTCGGCCTGACCGGCCTTGTCGTCACACGGCGGCGGCAAAGAGCGTTGCGAACACATTGATGCCTGACCGCTAAGTCTTCCCGCCCAACCAGAAAATCAGACTCCCTCTCCCTTAGGGGAGTAGGAACAAAAACGTCATGAGATGAGAAAACGGGAGGGCAGTCGCCTGCCCTCCCGCCAAGTTTACAGCGTTGCGCCCACCGTCGGGTGAGACAAGACGCCCGGCGCTTGATTGCCCGAGCTTTCCGCTGTGGTCAGCACCAACCGGTCGACAACTTCCGCGCCGACCGTGGCGTCGTCATCCAGACGTCCCGGCGTGGCGGTTGAGTTGATCGCCGTATTGGCGGCGCAAGACGATCCGACATTGATCGCATCGGCGGTGCCGCACACCAAAAACCAGCCATATTGGTTATCGGTCAGAGTGGCGTAAGCCACGCCCACTTTCTCACCGAAGGCCGAGGCCGAGTTGGTGGTGTCGAGCTGATCTGCGTCCCAGCTTTCGGGCAACAGACAGACATCGAATTGGCTGATCGCACCATTGGCTTGGGCGTAGACGAAACTGGTGCCGTCTTCGCCGTGATCGCAGGTGCCCAGCGCAAACGCCGGCGACGCATCCGCCTGATCGTAGGTCACGCCGAGGCGGCCTGAGATGCTCTTGGGAATTGCCATGATCAAACCTCCTTACGCGACAATGACGCCCTGCAAACTGCGGTTGGAGACGGTCATATTGCCGGCCCATCCGATCAGCTTGACGATGGCGTCTTGGTTGGTGGAGAACCGCTCGCCTCCAATGGGGACGAAATTACGGTCCTTATGCGGACGATAATGCAAATATTTGCAATTGAGCGCATACATATGGTTGGTCGGCGCATCGCCACCCACACCACCGTCGGGCACGACCGGCGCACCCATGAATTCCAAATTCTGGAACCCGGCAGAAGCCATCTTATCGTCGGTCAGACGTTGGATCTGCTGCAGGCTAGACCAGTAATATTGGAAATAGGTGTCGTCCGCGACCCACAGATCCGGCACATCCGCATTCCGCTTGGTGCGCAGATACAGCGTGTTCATGGCCGTTTGGATCGTATTCGCGCCGGGCGTCACCGCTTCGGCGGAAAAGTCATAGATCGCATTCTGCCAAAACGGATAGGTGGTGGAATTGATGCCCCCCACCGTGCCCGTGCCCACATCGGAGACCAGCGCTTGCAAGCCGCCGATTTGTTTACCGCCATCGGCCGTGCCGTCGGAATAAATATCCGAACTGATATTGTTCATCATCGTGTCTTCGGCATTTTGAATGCGCGATTCGAACAAATCGATAATGGCGTTGCGTCCGGCATTTTGAAGAGTTTCCAAACCGGAAATAGAGACCGCCACGGCCGCTTGCTTGATTTCAAACTCGGCCGCGGTGATCACGTCGCTCGGACTGATATCAAGGGTCTCATAGCCCTGATACCGTTTATACGCGCCGTTTTCCGCATAGGAAATTTCTTCAACGATCGTGCGACCGCCCGAAAAGGGACGCACCTTGCCGCGTTCTTTCATTTTATACAGCAAGGCTGTGTTATCGGTCACATTATCCGCCAAACGCCCGCTGCGTTCGCGCAGCGTGGTGGTGACAATTTCCGAAAGGTTCGGAGATGCCATAATGTCCTCCTAGCGTTATTCGTAAGCGTTGAATTTTTCTTCGAGGCTGTCCCGCAAGCTGATCGGCGCTGTGGCGCTCAGGCCACCTACACCGCCATCAAGGGATTTTGCCGCGCGCCGTGCCCGCTGTGCTTTGGTGCGATCCTGTGCCTCGCGCCGGAACCGTTCCGCTTCGTCGCGGTCCGATAACAGCGCATTGCGCACAACAGGGCTCGCCCAAGCCGCCTGCTCATAAGCGTCTTCTAGGGTTGAGGCCGTTCCTGCCCGGATGAGTGCCGCCATATCCGTTTCCAACGTGTCGAAATAGGGAAAGAGCGGCGTCCCGTCAGGGTCGGACGCAGACCTGAAATCATCGATCTCCATTTGAACCGCGCCCCGCTGCTGTTCATAAGAGGCGGAGCTTTGCTGCTCCAATTGTTGACTGAGAAGGCTGACCTGGTTTTGCAAGGCCGCCAAATTAGGATCCGAAGGGAGCGCGGTGTTTTGGCTGCCGCCCCCTGCCCCCAGCGAAGCCAAGTCCACTTGCCGCTGGGCCGCAAACCATTGCACAAAGCCCGCGGGATCCGCGGCGGCAAAATCGCTGATCGCCAGCAATTGACTGACCGCTTGGGTGCCCGTCAAACCCTCCAAGGCAAATTGCTGTTGCCGGTCGGCAAAGATCTGATCCAGCTCTTGATACTGAGCACCGCGCCGGTCCAAATCAGAGCGATAGCGCGAAACCTCTTGATCGGTCCGGCGAACCACATCGCGCACCAAGCGTTTGGAGGCCTCATCCAAACCGGCAAAGAGTTTCTTCTCCGCTGAATTAAAATGAGCAGGCGGAGCGAGAGCGTTAGGGGAAGCCGTCTCGCGACCGTTGGGGTCCTCTTGCGGGGGAAGAGCCGCCTGCCCAAACCCATCCGATGCCTGGCCCGGGTGCGCTGCTGGTATGTCACTACCTTCAGTGCTGTCGTCAGCGCCGGGCTCAGGCGCCAGATGTGTGTCTTCCGCGGCACCGTCAAAGGTGTCGGCGATCAATTCGTTGAGTTCCGTTTGTTGGGTAAAATCTTGGCCGCCATCTGCGGCATAGATATCGGTGTCGACCATGAGGCCTCCCAAAGAAAAAGGCGGCCCGAGGGCCGCCTGGTTTTGAATGTTGATTTTTGAGTGTCATCCCGGACAATGAGCGAAGCGAATGCAATCCGGGATCCATCGCCTGGCCTCGGCAAGGCTAAGCCACAAAGCATCTATTGCGCATCAATTGATGCGCGATGGATTCCGCGATCAAGTCGCCGAATGACAGCCCGGTTGGGACGATGACATCATGGCATCGCTCTTGGCTTTCAAGGCCTCTAACTCTTCGATGTGCTGTTGAATAAAACCAAGCGTCTGTTTGCGTTCTCTATCCCAATCCGCATTGACAAAAGACCGGTGACAAAATTGATAAAACTCCAAGCCGGCTTTGACAAAAGCGTCCACAAAACTGGCGCGGTCGAAAGTTGCGGATTCAGCATTAGGGGGGCCGATAAATATCTTGATCCTATCCCCCTCCTCCAATGTCACTTCCAATGGAACGTCGCTCTGATCTGCCAACAAACCTTTACCAACTTTACCGTCAAGGGCGTCATTGACTGCTTCGCAGAGGGAGGCCCATAGCACTTCGATCACATCGTAAAGCGATCGATCGCGGAACACAGGATTACTGTCGACGGAAATATCGATCCGCCCGTCTTCCAATTGCATTCGATAGGGGAGACGTTCAAAGGTCGTCACGTCTTTACGCTCAAGCCAGACTCCCTCGACATCCACAAAGGTTTTGATCTCGATAGTGTCATTGGTCATGGAATAGTTCCCTCAATAAACCGGATGAAAAGTCGTCACAACGCCCTTTTCACCAATGACAAGATTATAGTTTCCGCTTCCAAACCGAACGGGGTAAGACCGCTGTACAGCCGTACCATTCCTCTGAATTTGACCCCAATTTTGTCGAATGCCCATCACCAGGAGCCTCTGAATCGAGTCTGGTGAAAGGCTCTCACCGAATTGGCTGTTTCTGACTTTTACGTTCCCATTGTAGAAAAAATAGGGATGATGTCGTGACAAAATATGCTCCATACTCTTTCGAGTCATTCTGACGTTGTTGCCCCCTATTCGCACGTGCCAGGGCTTCCAATGTTTCAGAGCTCTCGCGATGCGGTATCTTGAAATGCGCGGCGTGACCGGAACATTTCGTCCTTTAAGTTGATCATCCAATTGTGTCAAAAACCCGCCCGGCTTGGACTTATCGTATTCAAAGGTGGCAATCTCCTCGATCGGTGTGCTGTCCGGCGCCGTTCCGTAGAGCAATTCGCCGACATCCGTCGTTTTAGCGAGTCTGCCCTGGTTCCAAAACCGTGTCTGCAGACGCCTTGACGCAGACTCCTCCAATGCATCCGTCAAAAGTGCACGTCGTTGGGCTTTCAGATCTCCATTCGGTATGATCATCGGCATCATGATATCCCAAAGAAAAAGGCGGCCAATGGCCGCCCGCTTTTGAATGTTGAAATCAACTGTCATCCCGGACTATGAGCGAAGCGAATGTGATCCGGGATCCATCAACCGAGCGACAGCAGACCAAGTCACAAATCATCTATTGCACGCCCATTGGCGTGCGATGGATTCCGCGATCAAGTCGCGGAATGACGGCGTCGAAGAACTCACTTGGACACGAACTCACTCACCCGTCCACACTCAGCCGCTCGCAGACCCGGCGCATGGTGGTGCCGACAGGTTCCAGGCAGCGGCGGTTTTGCTCCACATGTTTCAGACTTTCATTGCCCACAATGGTTTTGCCGTGGGCGTGAACGTGCCGGGTATAGCCTTTCTTGGAGCTGTGTTTCGAGCCGTCGATGGGCGAAACGACTGGTTGATCAAAGGCGTCGGACAGGAATTCCATGCGGCTGCGCGGCGCATGATCCTTTTCCCATTCTTCCAAGGGGATGAGTCCTCCGTCTGCTTCACTCCAACGGTAGCGGTTCGACGGCGAGGTCAACTGGGTACGCGGCGATTTCTCGCGCGGCTTTGCTTTGACCGCCTTTTTGTCTTTAGGCCGCCCGGTCCGCTCCGCCCGGTTAAAGCGCAACGGATTCTCTAGATGCGGGTCGTAGTGTTTGGTCATGAGCTGTGATTGAACTCCTACCGTCATTCCGGCCCCGGATCGTCGTCCGGGATAAACTCCAGCCGGAATCCATCGCACGTCAAACGACGTGCATTAGATAACTTCTTGAGATGGCAAACCTAACGGATTGCCGATGGATCCCGGATCACGGTCGCAAAGCTCCCTGTCCGGGACGACAGCCTCTGTTTTTTGGATATGCCTAAGGGCCCGAAGGATCTGTTGGATTACTCAATCCCGCTCTTCGTCTTCATCACGGAAACGATCGTTACCGTCCTCTACCTTAATTCTTCCGGAACGATTGAACGTGACATAAAGCTCACTGGTAAATTCCGCCATTGAATACTCTTCTCGTGAGAGGGAATAATCTATGTCGAGAGCGTAGCCTTCTTCGCGCTCATCCTCCGGGTCATCACACCAAGCGGTAAGAATCATTTCTTCCAAATTCGGGTAAGAGAATTGCCAAAGCTCGTCTATGTCGGCGGTGAAATGCCCAGACACTGTGGTAAAAGAGAGCCCGGTGAACCGCCGACGGTCGGGAGTCAACCCCACATCCAGTCTGATATCACGCTCACAGCCTCTCGGCGTTATACCGATGGACGCCGCCTGCCAGCGTGCCAGTTTTTGATATCGCAGGCCTGGATATCGTTCAAAAAACATATCCGCTTTTTCATCGGCTGAAATCTCGAACTCACCGGTGGCATCGAAAAGGACGGATAATACGGCGCTCTCCCGCTCATACAGCATTTCTTCATCGCGCAGCGAATACTCGACTTGAATGAGGTAACCCTTTTCAAGACCAGGCATTGCGCCTGAACACCACGCCAATATCAAAGCATATTCCAACTCCGGATAGAGATAGTCTTGCAACTGCTCCACCGGAATAGCAATGCGGATATCCCCCGTGGTCAGTGCAAATGTGGTAAAACGTCCCCGGTCATCGGTGAGTTCCATCTCAAGCTTTGCGCCAGGCTCACAATGACGCGGTGCCAAATTCATGGAGATGGATTGCCACCTCGCCGGGCTGGGATGAAAGAGATTGAGAACAATTTCTTTATCGCTCGAATCTGCTTCATCAGCATGCAGAGTGATCAATGGAAGACACAAAAGTGCCCCTATAAGTGCGACACAAAACTTCCACCCCATCGCAATACCCTCCACTTCCGATTGCATATGGATAGAATGCCATTATGGCGAAACCATGATATTCAGGAAGCATCTGGCACTGTTTGACGACTTAACCTACGCTGTCATCCCGGACAATGAGCGGAGCGAATGTGATCCGGGATCCATCGGCCGAGCATCCGCGAGGCCAAAACATAGAGCATCTATTGCACGTCGACCGGCGTGCGATGGATTCCGGCTGGAGTTTATCCCGGACGACGATCCGCGGCCGGAATGACAGGCTTATGTGTTGCTGCCCACCCGTACAATGATCTCGCGGGTAATACTGTCCCAATCCATGGAATCGTCGACGGCAACACCGCCGGCGGCGAGAACCGCCTTAATGTCTTGGGCACGCAGATCGACAAAGGCGTCGAGATCCTGCCCTCGTGCCGTGGTGGCATCGTCCCGGGCAGCGGCCGTTTCGGTTTGCGCCAACTCGGCGAGCTTCACACCGGTCTCCGCCTGTAATTTTTTCTCCGCGAAAGCTTGCTTCAACATCAGTTCCATATTTTTCAGCTGCAGGCCTTGTGCCTTGAGCGCTTGGTCCTGTTGTTTCAGCTGAAGCTCCCAATCCGGTTGCGGTGGCATCTCCGGCATGGGTTCCGGGGCTGCGCTCAATTGTTCGGTCACCTGGTCGAACATTTCCTCCAATTGGCGTCCGATGGGAAAGCCGCGCACGCCGAATTTCAAAAGCTCAAATAAAAGCGGTGCTGCTTCCGGCGTTTGCTGGCCCGCCATAAAGGCATTGTCGATAAAGCCACCCACGGCAGAAAGAAATTCCATGCGCGCTTGCTTTTCCGAACGCAGATCCGGGGCCACGGTGGCGTCGGTTTCCACAGACAGGCGGAAGGCCCGCATTTTATCGTTGCGCAACAGGGCAACCACCTCTTCCACCGGGATGCCCGCCACATTGGGGCTTTCTTCGTAATTGGAGATGTCGCGAATGGTTTCGGGCGAAAAGTGTTCCGCAATGATCTCCGCTTTGATGCGCAAGAGACCCCGGGCAAATTCCGCCATACGGGATTGGCGTTCTTCCAAACGCATGGAGGCGAAATTGGATTTAAGCTGTTCGGCCGTTGCCGTGGCCGACGGCGCGGAATAGCCCCGCATAATATCGCTGAGACCGGTGATCTCATAAAGATCGGCCTTGACCCGCTCGCGTTGCTGCTGAAGCGAGATCAAAACCTGAATGATATTCTGAATGGGCAAAAAACTCATATGCCCGTCAAGACCGCCGGTCTGTTGAAAGGCCGGCCATTCATTGACCGGGATCATTTCGTTTTCATTGTCTTCCGACAGCAAGCGGCTCAGCTCCGGCAGCGCGCCGTTATAAGCCCCGTTCACTTTCACCGCCCGGGTGAGATGGGCGATGCGCACGGACAAATCATCAAGCTCCTTCGCCTGACTGGCATATTCATGATAGTCCGGGATCGGCACCAGAGACTCATTGGTGAGAGTCGCGTAAAGCGGTTTTGGGCATGGGAAGAAGTCCATGAGGCCTAACGGGTCTTGCACCACATCCAGAGGCCCGTCCCCATGATCCGGGCAAAGCCACAGGACTCGGCCCTCCACCTTGTCCCAAATCTCATAGATCTTGATCCGGCCGAACAGCTCCGTGTTCTTTTGTAAGTCGCCATCGCTCGCCCCTTCCCGTTTGTGTTTGACGGGCAACTTGGCGACAATCTCCGGATCAAACCGTGCACGCGCCTGGGTCTTGGTCATGAAGGAAATGCGCGCCACCCACGGCACTTTGTCCCAGGACGGCACCATGGGATGGAGAAATTCTTTGCGCCCCACATAGTCAAAGGCCACATCTTCGGCGATCACCCGTTCGCCGGTGCCGGATTCCTCTTCGCCGCCGGTGGCAAGGTTTTCAAACACAGGCTTGTAGCGCACCCAGGCAACGCCCCGCCCGAACAGAAGAAAGTCGTCCCGCGCCCGGCGCATGACTTCGTCAAACGCGCCGTCGGCCAAGTCATATTTAACCGCCCGTTCCAATGTCTCCGCCGCTTTGCGCGCCAGCGGGTCGCGGTCGCGATATTTGCGCAAGACCTTGGGCTCCGGCGTGCGATTGTAAAGGGCAGGTTTCAGGGTTTCGATATTAGACCACAACACATTGAACTTCCGGTCGTGGAGCGAATTGTTTTCCGGTCGTTCATCCACATACCTTTTAAGGATCTTATCTCCCTGGTCGAACCAAGCACGCATGCCCTTTTCGGCAAGCTTGATCTCATCAAGCCAGCGTGCCACCAGCGCCTTGCCGTCGGTGCCATATTGCTCGGGCGTGTCTTGGGTAGATTGGATCATTTCAGAGGTCTCAGAAATTTGTGAAAGGGTGTGAAACGTGTTGGTTATGTCTTCGCCACATTCTCGGGGACTAAAGCCCTCATGAAACGGTGAATTGCGGGAAGACTGCGTCCATCGGTGACGGAAACGCCTTAACTTCGTCTCGCTGCCAATTGAATCCCCGGATCGAACGGGCGTACTTTCACCCCGTCATCGATCTTGATCAATCCGGGGGGCTTGCTCTTTCTGCCCCTTTGCAAGCCAGGGCCCTTGCGGCCCATCCAATTTTGCTGCGGGCCGCGCCGCCTTGCACGACGCGCGCTGGGCCCCTGACCCCGCAATCCTCTGGCCAAGCGTCCGCGCCGGGGCGAATGTCCGAACCGCCGCCCGCCCGCTCTGCCCAAACGAAAACCCGGCGCTTGCATCATTGCCTGCTCTAACAACCTCATCAGTACAGCCTTTCTTTGCGCTTCAATCCTTTTTCGTGGAGTTCCCACATGTCGTTCAAGGTGGCCCCGGCCAATCCTTGGGACAAGGTTTCTTTAGACGGTGGCGCAGCGGTCACCGGCCGGCTCATACAGGCATAGCGCCAATCGTCCGCCGCGTGATCTTCCGCTTCCGTATCCAAATCCTCTGCATTCACCTTGTCATGCTGTAGAATCGGCAATGTACGAATGGAATCGGTACACGTCGCAAACGTATAGATCATCGGTCGGCCTAACTCGCCGATCAGGCGCGCGCGCAATTGATCCCAACCGCCCATCGCGCCGCCTCTTGCAATGCGCCGATTGTCAGCTTTACGAAACGTCAGGGGGCGGATCGATAAATCTTGAACGGCCATAGTTCTTGAGTGTTCAAACAAAGTCTCTGCAATCGACGGCCCACCGTCACTGGCAAAGGCGCTGGGGTCGAGCACTCCATAAGAGACCGCTTCACCCTTCTCCCGTGTGACAATGCCTTCGGCCACTTCCTTGGCGGTCAGCTTCAATCCCACATTGGGCTTACCGCCGGCGTTGCCGTACCATTCCCGATAACGCACCAGCGCGCCTTTGGGCAGGATACGCCCCGTTTCGCGGAGCGCAAAATCCTCCGACGCCACGGCCCACCATCCGACCGAAAAAGGCTTGGCCGAGCCCCAATCCATGGACCGAAACCGTGCCCAATGATCCGGTAGCGCAAAAGGTTTGACCACGTGGAGATGGGGCCGCCAACATTCAAAGAAAGCGCCTTCCACAATATCCCAATCGCCCGATAACCAAGCCCGCACCAATTGACTAGATCCCGATTGATAGAGCCGGGCCACATAGCCGGGATCGGTCTCCAGTAATTTCGGATTGTCGTCGAGCCGTGCCGGAATAAACACCCGGCCGATCTGTGTCTCTTCGTTGGTGAACGGATTGGTGTAGGCCTCCGTCACCACTCTAAAACCGCGCGGGTCCGGATCAATGTAACGCTCCTTCACCCACAAATGTCCGGGCCCGCCTGGATTGCAGGTGGCGCGAAAACCGCACGGCACGCCGGCAGCCGAACGCAAGGTAGCTTTGAGTTTATTGACCGGGCTCGGATCCGGATAATTGGTCAGCTCCTCCACATAGACTCTCGTGTAATCGTGGCCTTGATAATCCTCCGCGTCCCGGTCCGACTGCAGATGACGAAATTTCAGTGTCGCCCCATTGGGGAACACCCAGGTCTTTTTTTGCTCGCCCCAGCGTGCGCCCAGTTTGGGGTAGAGCTCCTGGCTGCGGGCAATGGCTGCTTCCAGATGCGACACGCTTTTGCGCATGAAAATGCCCTTCGCATGCGCCCCATAGGTTTGGGCATGAAGCGGCCAATCGCCACCGATACAAGCATCGGTTTTCCCGCCGCCGCGGGCGCCGCCATAAACCACTTCAAATACCGGACATTTGACAAAAGCTTCTTGGGGCCCGGGCTGCGGCGCCCAGATGATTATTGGAGCGTCTTGTACCGCGCTTGCCATTCTTCCACCGATTGTGACTCCGGTTCCGCCGATACAGCGTAGTGCACATGATCCACCTGATGCTGGTCCACAAACATGCCAAGATGCTTACCGATGAGCTCCAGCGCCCGGGTCGCACCGGTGGCATTGAAGGTCCACATGTGATGGCCCGCCTCATCAGTACTGTGCACTTGCACGCCTCCCCGGCGCGTCATGACCGGCGACTTTTGCATGCAGCGTTCGGCGAGCTCGATCAGATTGCCCAGCACATAATCTTGGGTTAGCCGCAGGCGTTCCGCTCGTTCCTTTTGCGCCGCATCGATGGCGGCGGCGATCTCCGGCTGTTTGAGCAGGCGATAACTTTGGTCTTCCGCTGTTGAGCGCGCATAACCGGCCCGTAAAGCCGCCGCCGTTGCATTGAGGTCGATCAAATATTCGTCCACAAAGCGTCGCTGTCTTGGAGTCATAGGGCTCTTTATCTCTCCATTGTCACCCTCAGGCTAGACTCGAGGGTCCACGGTAAAGGTTGCAGAATTGCTGTATCGGCAGAGATTGAACTACAAGCGCCAGCCACGGATCCTCGAAACAAATGCGTGGATGACACGGGTCTTCAAATGGAATGGCATACAAAAATGCCCCGGCCCTGCTCAGGCCGAGGCGCAATTCCGGTCATGTTTTTGAGCCTCTCACGAAAAGCCTTCCGTGTCGATTGTGAAAATTCAAATCTTCACAGAAACTAGCGCCCAGGACGAGACGATAAGAACATGTTTCCAAATCGCTCTTGTCTGTAAAACATAACACCAACCGCAACCGCTCCGGCATAATGAGCTAGCATTCGAGGGGTCATAGCATCGCTCCACGTGAATAAATCTGGCTTGTTCATCTCGTCCGTTACAAACCAAACCTCCAAGCCAAGCCAAGACGAAGCTGCCGCCAACGCCATGAGAAACGAAGACATTCCTAAATGCTGACTGATCTGGGATCGAAAGGGATAAACGATGATACTCAAAGGAAAAGCTAAGAGTGGGGCCAGGAGTACCATCGCAACAGCAAGCTCAATCAGCCCCTCAGAAAACTCTCTCTCAATGACGGCAAGTAGGAGATAGGTAATAACAACGGAAACCATGTACATAGCTCCCATTGAAAAAGAGAATTCGAAAAACTTATTCCATTTTCGGCGGTATTCTGCACTGTCATACATTTTGCTGTATGCCCTCGAAACGCTGCTAAGAACCGATTGAGCTACACAATTCTGGCCAAAGTATGATTGATCTTTGGCTGCATTTGGCAATAAAACCTTTTTTGGGAAGCTGATTAACACCTTAAAACACGACAAATTAAGGCGATGGGAAGTTTCAAACTACGAAACTACTGCATATCAAGCGGAACTTTTTTTGAACCATCTTTGGTTTCAATCTCAACCCGAATAGCTCTTGTCTCCGGATCGAAATTAACGTCAAATCCTGCACCTGAAGCATGAACGATCGCTGCCAGAGTCTCTTGCGGTAGCTGCCGCAGGCTAGTTCCATATTCCTTCAGTTGATCAGCAAGTCTGTTGAATGTTTCGATCGCCGCACTCTGGTGGCTCATGGTCATGTTAGCGATCGATCCGATACCTTTATACTCTAGTTGCCGTTGCCGGGCACGACGAGCAGCTTTAGTCGCCGCAAAAGTAGCTCCACGTGCACCTGCCCCAAGGACACCACCCAGCGCAAACCCTGAGGCACCGGACCCAATCATTCTTCCGGTCGCATAGGCTGGGTTCTTCTTGGCTTGATGAAGAACGAATTCGACCGCCTTACTGGGGTTTTCATTTGCCCATTCAAAACCGCGGTTTACCGCCCAATCGATGACTTTGGCCTGCGGATCTTCTTTCCACAACTTGATCTTATGGTTGATAAATGTAGGTAACGACATCGCTCCACTTTTCGCACCCTCGCCAAATTTCAGAATATCAGGAACCAAGCTTGGCGAAGCCTTCCATTCAGGGTGATTGTCCGGATGTCCGAATTCTTCAAATTCAAAGTCAGTGCGCCCACCCTCTCGATCAGCTGACGGACCGGCACCCTGCGCCATCTGAGAACGATCGTATGCCTCCTCTAAGGATTGCCGCAGCGACCTTACATTGCTGACGACAGGCTCTTCCACACTCTCTGAGTTGACCGGAGGCATTGGAGTCACAGACGCGGAAACTTCAGAATCCGTGTTCTCGGATTTCATATCCAAAGCTGGCTCAATTTTAAGTCCTTGAGAGGTTTCCTCCAGCCTCGCCGGTCCCGGCATAGGGAAAGCACTTGGCCGATGCATCTGTGTCCGCAATGCCAGACCGTGATTACGCCGCTCAAGCGCCATACGCTCAAGCTCTTCTGCCAGCAAATGAGGATATGACGGCGTCTGAGCGCCGTATGTTGGATGTTGTAGGATCATAAACGTTCACGCCTCATTGTCATCCTCGGGCTTGGCCCGAGGGGTCACGGTAAAGGTTAGCGGATTTCCCTCTCACCAGAACTGAACTGCAAATGCTCGTTATGGATCCTCGCAACACGTGCGAGGATGACACTGGTCGTCAAATGGAATGGAACACAAAAGCGCCCCGAATCTATTGGAGCCGAGGCGCAATTCCGATCATGATTTTCAGCCTCGCACAAAAATTTTTTCGTGTCGATTGTGAAAATTTGAATTTTCACAGGATTTGGGTAAGGCTCTCTAGCACCAAAGAAAACTGCGGGAACTTCTCTTCGCCATTTCATCTGTCTACAGATGTTACTCTCATAGCGAGAATATCATCCTATTTTCGCCATATTCTCATGTGAGGGTCTTCGTATGAGGGCGTTGGTGGTCATATGTGTTTTGTGGCTTTCGAGTTGTGCAAGTTCCGCTTTAGGGCCGGCCATGACAGGCAAGCTCACCCCCCAGCTCGATTTTCATGACAACAAATTTCCCTTGCTGACTGTCGACTTTAACGGTGAGAGCTACAGTCTTGAGGGCTATCACATTAAGCCGGGCTTGCATCAAGCAAGTCCGTTTGTAACTCACTTCAACGCGCTCCTGTTTTGGGATGATGTCAACTACACTTGCCGCGAAAAGGGCCAACAGCATTTGGTCTGCTTCGATGCCAAAGGCAGGAATTTCGGCAAATATGCCGAGTTAATTGTCAACGCAGGCCCAATGGTGGGCCTTGAAACGCGGCGCAAACCGCTCCTGACCAATCAGATTGGAACACTTTCGCCTCAACTTCATCGTGTCAACGGCATCTTTCCATTCCTAACTGTCGAATTTCAGGGCGAGGAATACACTCTTGACGGCCTCTATGCATCACCGGGGATAGATGACCTGGAAGCCTACCGAACCTATCAGCAAGCCGCCGCATTCATGGCGGATCGAAGTTTTTCATGCGACACAAATCATTCCTGGCATCTGACCTGTTTTAATCAAGAGGGCGAGAACATCACTAAGTATCTCAAAGCGAAATCATGAAGAAGCTCGCCACAATGGGTGTTTTGCTTGCGGGTTGTGCCACCACACCGGAAAAAGTCGTACAGCCGGAATATTTGTTCGGACCGCCCTTTGGTCCAGCCATGACCGGCGAGATCACTCCATACTTCTACTTTCTTGATCGGAAGTTTCCTGTTTTCACCGTCGAATTTAACGGCCAGGAATATTCACTCGAGGGATACCATGAACCTCCAGGCCATGATCGAATGAAGTACTTTTTTGCTTACCAGAATGCGCGTGATTTTCTACTAGGTAAGACGTTCACCTGTCACGAAACTTTTCCGTGGCATTTGGTATGCTTCAATAACAAGGGAGAAAACATGGCCCGATATCTAGAACCCAAACCTTTATCATCAGAATCAGTGGCACTGGGAGATCTTGAAAGGGAAGATCGCGACTACTTTGACACGCTTTTCTTCCTGGAACTTCCACAAATGTAAATCCCGGGGAATTAAATGGGTATTTCATCCTCTTGCATACAGCGGTCTATCGCATCCAAATCAAATCCATATAGTTCCGCGCATCGATTGGCCTTTTCGAACAACGGGCCGTATCTTTTGCGAAGCACTTCTTTCATTTTTTCGTCAAAATCATCCATGCGCTGATCGGCGAGCCCTTCCTGCAATCTTCTTTGCAGGTCGGGGTTCATCTGGAACGGGCCTGGAGGAACTGCCGACGCAGTTGGATAGTCGGGAACTTGATGGCTGATTGTCTTGGGTCTTTGGCGCGCTTGCATCAGCGCATGGACGAGATCGTTCATGGGACAATCCTTTCGAGGGATGAGTGGGACGGAATTGTCAAAAAACAAAACGCCTCGGCCCTGCTCAGGCCGAGGCGCTATCGTTTAAAGGGCACGCCTAAACGAAATGCCCCACATGCTGAACCGTGGAAACGCCGCCACTAGGCGCTTGGAGCGTGGGATGGTCTGACGACCACGTCGGTGAATAGATGTCTGCGTCAGCGAGATTGGGGCCCGTCAGTGCGGTGTATTGATCCGTATCGGTCAATGTCCAATGCGCGACCGGGTTTGCCGCTGCGATGTTGTCCGCTCTTTTGCCGTTGCCGCTGTTGTACAGCTGCGATGCGATCGAGTCCGCATTTGACAAATCCGACGGCAGCCAAAGGGCCACGTCAGCGATCTTACCTTCCATGCGGGTAAATTGGTTCCGATTATTGCCATTCCCAATGTATACAATCGTAAGATCTTGCACACCACCGGGATCACCGGACCCATACGAACGGCTGTTTGATGTGCCGTCTATATATCCCTTTAACGTACAAAATGGCGCGCTTCCCTCCGCAATAACGGCACGAAAGGCCCACACATTCTGGGCTAGGGCTCCGGTTCCGGTGTTTTGTCCAATCTGCCCATCGTCATTATACTTAAGGATATGGCTCGGTTGATCGAGGCTATCGAGTTCGCCCCGCATATAGTTGCTTTCGCTCAAAGCTTCGACTTCGACCTCAACCATGCCTCCGCCATCCGCTTCACGCTTGGTCCAATAGGTCATCATCTTCCAGACGTCGACAGACAAACCGCTTGTCAACGTGGTTTCGAGATAATCCCTACCGTCCACTTGGCTAAATTGAGCACTCATAGTGCGTACCTCCAGTTAAGCTTGCTGTCTATGTCTACAGTGATGTTTGACGTAAAATTTTGCGCCTCGGTCACATGACTTGCATTGATGTTTGGCGATCCCGTGTGATGGGCCAACACCGCTGCTGCCTTTTGCATCATCGTATAACTATCCGCAGATGAGATATTGGGTGCCGTCATCGCCACGGCATCTTGCGATTGAAGCAAGAAAGAGATTGCAGCATTGTTCACAGACGCAAATGAGATCGCAGGACCACCCGGTGTGGCGCTGACCTCGATATTGAGACCGGAAATACTCACCACATAATATTCAGTGCCTTCGGTAATCTCGGCCGGAATGTCTCTGCTTTGGTTTCCGAGATTGTTGTTGTCCATGAAAAAGGCGCTGTCGCCCACCGTCACAGGAAATTCAACGGAATCTGGGGTTAGACTGCTGAGGCCGATAAGTGTCGAACTTGCCGATGTACCGGCATCAACAATATGGCTGGCATATTTCGGATGGTGAAATTCGTTGGTAACCGACTCCCATGGCTGACTCTTCGGTGTCGGAATGAAACGATATGCCATGGACTTTGCACTCTGCGTCCCATTCCACATATTGGCTGAAAACTTCGCCATATGATCCGCATAGGTTTTGATATTGGCGTTTTCCGTCAGCCGGTAATTGAAGAAGCTGCCCATCACGATCAACGCCTGGGCCCAGGGCGCCTCCACACCATGACCCTCGTTGAAGACACTGACGCCCGCATCCTTTTGGGATTGCGGATAGTAACTCAAGGACACCGCGAGGTAGTCTCCATGCTGATCATTATAGACGGTGAAGAAATTTCGAGCCACGTCATTGTCAGGCACAACAGCGACGGCACCTGCCATGATCGCCAATCCCAAACCTACTCCGCGGGAATTGTTACCGCTGTTCAAGTCGCCGGTTCCAAGATATTGGGTGGTGGGGATGCTGAGAGATGGGCGCGAACTCTGAAAGTGGGGGTACGGTTGGCCGTTGCCTAAGTTCCCGTTGTTTTGATGAGTGAGGTTGGTGCAGAGGTCCATCTGGGCCTCAAGAATGTATCTTTCACCCTCTAAGAGATAGGTGAAGTAACAATAGTTGACACCGTGACTAGCTCCTGACGAGACGTTCCATGGGCCGTCACCACCTAGAGGCTCAACCCAGCCGCCGAGTGCTGCGCCCGCGCCGTTTCGGTGGCCCGTTGCGGGCGGCGGCATGCCGTCGGATTGGAAATCGTACTCTGCTAAGAGTTTTGGCCCCATCTCGAACGACATGACCGTATTCGCTTTGTCTGCGCCCTCACCGGTAAAGTCATTCCAAGCGTCAGACGCTTTACTCGACCGATTCCGGTTCGTGTCGACCCGATAATGATAAGGGATGTGCAGCCCGACATGAGCATGCACGCGCGCCACTCGATTGTTATCCGCCGACGGATTAACTATGGCGATCGCGTCACTATTGGATATCACGCCGCGGCCCATATATCCGCCGCCATCATCAATATTGTAGCGATGGTCCATATTTTCCATAATTGAAAGTGTATTGGTCAGATTATTGGTCGGCGTGAAGCCGAGTTCTTGTGGTGGGACCAATCCGGTTTCAATCCAATATGCGCTGTCCGGCTTGTAGACTAAGGTGGGGATGTTCACCGACCAATATCGCTGCGCATGTTGCGCATCATTATCCGGTCGAACAGTCGCCCACTGACTGTGGTAGTAATGCGGAATGGCACTAAAGGTCTCTATCGTTGCAGCACCGTCCTTCAAGACCGCATTGTAGTTACGCCGGTCTTTACCGGCGACAGACCACCAATCCTGCGTGAGAACGGCGACATAGGAGTAATCCGTAATTCCGTTTGAGCCGTTGTTCCACGCATCGATATGAAAGATTGCTTTCAAATGGGCATCTTCGGCACCCCCGGTTTGATCTTTGAACATGATCCAGCCCATCCAAGACTCACAGACCTTTCCACCGCCAACCTTGGTCAGGCGGGTTGCCACTGTGTCATTGAACTTGGCTTCGAACGTGCCGGAACCGACGGTCGTATCTGGCGTGTGATCTTTCAGTGTATCAACAACAACTTGCACGTCCGAATTGGCTTTGATGGTCGCCAAGGAAATCCGTTCCGTATTGTCATAAGTGCCTGAGACGGCCTCGACATCATATGTCCGGCTTTGTGAGGCGCTGAAGGTCGCGTCTTTGAAACGGCAAACACAGAATTTGAGGGATCCGTCCATCCAACTGACCCTTTCGTCAAATTGGATATCGGTGATCTCCGCGCCACCTTGGATCGATACTTTGGGTACGCAATTGGCCGGCATGTCGCCTTTCTTGAACGGCAATCCGATCTTGACAAAACCTGGCGACGTGCCGCCGCTATTGGTGTTTTCGATCGCGAAGCTTTGGATCACCCCTTGGGGCGGGGCCGGCGGAGTCCCGCCGGCCGCGCCGCGCAGGCGCGGGGCGATACCGCCGATCACCCGCGTGCCTTGCATAGCAATATCTATCGTCATTAGTTTGCCGTCCTTTTCACTGTAAAGCTGTAGACCAAGTTCCCCGAGCCGGAGGTGAAGGTGAAATCGAGCGAGAGCTTCGATCCCTTGGCGATGGCCTGTACCGCCGGCGTCGTGGTGCTTTTGGTGGTGTTGGTGGTCAGGGCGCTAAAGCCGGTGATGGTGGCGCCGTCATCTTGCAATGTTGTGGTGCCGACCAAATTGCCCGTGGTCTGTAAATTGACTTCGACGGTGTCGAGGGCAAAAGGCGTCGACAGATCGAGATCCACGGTTTGACTGGCATCCACATTCAAAATGCTGCCGCCATATTGACGCAGATCGTCCCGGGCCTCCGGGGCATCGCCGGCGGCATTGGCCGACAGATATTGATTGCCCGCAAGGGACCCGCTGATCAGCACTTCGGCCAGCCATTTGGGGTCGGTGGCCGAGGCATAGGTGACGCGGAGCATTTCATCTTTGCGCAAGGTCGCCGTGTCGAGACCGGCGCGGTTGATACCGTCGGTCCCTGCGCTGAGGGTGACCAGCCCATCATTGACATTGATGACGTCAAAAAAATCACCGATATTGGTCATGGATGACGGCAGGGTGAGCTGAAGCGCACTCGCGCTGTTGGTTTTGATCAGCTTTTTGGCGTCGCTGGTCTGCACCGTATAATTGGTGGTGACGTCATTGATCGCCACATAACGCAGCGGATCATACTCGCTATCGTGATTATGGGTTGCGATGCTTTCCGCATCATCGCGGATTGATTTTAAAACCGTGTTCGTGTTGGCCCGGTTGGGGATGCCGGCGGAGGGTACCGCCTGATCGATTTGGGTATTTGTGGTTGCCATGTTCTAACTCCAATGTGTTGAATTGTCCCAAGTAATGCCGTTGTCCCAAGTGACACCGGTACCGTCCCAAAGAACGCCGCTGTCCCAAGTCGTGTTGTTGTCCCACGGTGTCCCGCCGATGCCGGCGATGGCCGCAGCCGTTCGGATGACGCCGCGTTCGACGCTGCGCCAAAGATTGCGTGTGAGAGTTCGAATGGATGTCATGATCAGACCGACAACCGGCACTTAAAGGTGCCGCTGGTATGGGAGGTGCATTCGAAGCGATAGCTCACGTCATACTCGGGCTCATCAAGGACCTCGGTCACGTCTGAGGTGTATTCTTTGACGAGATACCATTCCGCATCGTCGACAAACTTGCGCTGCACTTGCACGATGCCGGTTCCGGCGGTCAGACCGCTGATCGTGATGTTGGCTTCACCGCGTACGGCCAGAGACGCTGAGGTCCCTGTCGCAGTGAAGGATATGGTCGTGGGACTTGCCAT